CTAAAGCTGAATTAATGATAAATGAATTAATCAAAACTAAACTAAATGAAGAAAAACGACAAAATAAAAATGAAATAAGTAGATTACTTGCTCGCAATAATTTACTTACACCTGAACAAATGATAAAAAAATATAAAGAAAATATTATTTCATATAATTTTTTTGGAGGAATAGTATATGAATTATTGAATGATTGTTATCCAAATGTAAATTTACATAAATATGCTGATCCTACAAGCGATATTGACGTTTTAGTGTTGTCAAACATTGACATTATTAATTATTTTATTAGTAAAACTAAAATTAATTTAATTGAATATGCCAATAAAGATAAAGAGTACAATTTTACTGATGATAGAGTCGTATACTCATCCGAAATGACGTTAACTTATCAAAATGAAAATGGAATATTGATGATAAATCCATATACAAAAAATGTAGGTGATTTCATATACGATTATTTGTTAAATAATTTAAATAGATTAAATTTACATTTTGATAATTCAATTCCTTTTCAAGATGATGAATATTATTCGATAAGTGATGGAGCTCGTAATGTTGACTTAGGATATAGATCTAATGTAATTGAAGGAACTAATGCTAGATTAATTTCTTATATTGATGACAATTTAGAAACATTTAGAATACAATTTGTTTTAAAAATGCAAATTGGTGAAATGTCAATTGTAGATCATTTTTTCGAATTTTTAATTGGAAAACATAAGTTTATAGAAAATGATAAATCAGCATACATGATGAAACTATCTATAAATAATAATACATATCAAACTTCACCTTTAAATACTCTTTTTGATGATAACTTAGATGCTTATAATAAACGAAAGAACTTAATTATTGGAAATGTACAAGAAACAAGACACAAAGGAATAAATCACGTATGTCGAATTATATATTTATTAGATTTAATTAAAAATAATGATAATATATTTAATGAAGTAGTATTTAGGCCTAATTATTCTAATTTATTAAAAACAGCTATCATTAGTCGTATAACTAGATATAATCATGATTTTTTTATTATTTATTTTTACATTGATGGAATGAATATTTATAAAAAACTTGAAACAAAATATATTTTTAAAGCATTTGAATCTTTTTTAACAAGTACTGGTAAATCTCAAACAAATTTTATAGGATTAGAACTAAAAAAATTTAGAGATTCAGAATTAACTGAAGAAAAAATGTATAATATTTTATCTAGATTTTTTGATTTAAATTCTTCACCTCTCAGACATTTTATAATGAATTCTTCACAATATATTGATTTACTACGCATTCCTGGTAGTCAAAATGCTGATGTACGAGGTAATGAGATTGAGATGTATCGTGAAAGAATTAATGAATTAAATAATTCTCTTAAAATTGCGACAACTAAAGAAGAAAAAACCGAAATACGAACACAAATTAATAAATTAGAAACAGAATTTCAAAAGAATCTTCCAGTTATGAATATTAATGAATATAGTTTGAAGGGAGGAAGACAACATAGAAAAAGTCAAAAAAAATATAGAAATAAAATGAGAATAAAAAAATATAAAAATACAAAAAAAAGAAGAAGAAGACATTAAAATATTTTTATAAAAATTAAATACTATTTTTATAAAAATTAAATACTATTTTTTCATCATATAATAAAATATATAAAATTTATTTTTCTACAAATGGACCACTAATTAATTCAGATCTTCCGTGATCTGTTTCACCTGTAACAATATTTTCTCCTTCAAATAATTCATTACGAATATCTGCCACTGAAATGGTTTCATTTTCTCCAAATATTTTTTCTTGTGTGACAACTCCAACACCAACTAAATTTCCTTCTTCATCTACATCTTGAGTAATTGCTCCTCCATATTTTTCAGCATTTTTCTTATTTTCTTCAATTGCTTTTTGTTTTGTTTCTTTCACACGTTGCTCAAATGCATTTTTAGCAGCATTCTCATTTGTTTTCTTCTCGTGTGCCAACTGATTCAATTCATCTTCTAAATATTCAACACGACCAGTCTTGTATGCTTCAGGTTCCCAAGGTAACCATGTTCCAACAGGTCCAACATAAACATCAAAATTTGGATCAGCCTCACGCAACATTTTAGCTCTCAATTCAGCTTCTTCTTGTGTTGAATAATTACCTCTAGATTTAAATCCGCGAACTGACGTTTGAAAATTATTTTTCACATTAAATTTTTTCTCAAGTTCATGTTCATGATTATCTAAAAATGTCTTATAATCACTTTCCAAGGATGATGAATTAACAATCGTTTCGCGTTCTTCTTTAAGAAATTCTTCGAAATCAGTAATTAATCCATCAAATTGAAGTCTGTATTTATAAGAAACAAAATTTAAAAATTGGTGAAATTTTTCCATTGATTTAGATACTTCCCACTTCTTTAGGAATTCTTCAAATAAAAATAATTCACGTTGTTTAAGAACTTTTTCAGGAGAAATGAAAGAAAAACAACCAAAATTTTGTCCAGCGATTGGTCGATCAACTTCTAATAAATCTACATATTTAGAATTTGGGTTTCCATCTTCATTTTTTCTTTTTTCATATATTGGTTTTCTTGATTTTTTACCCATTTTATTATTCATTACAATTTATTTTATATTTAAGTTTTTATCGCAATTATTTATTATTTATTTTTTATTTTTTATTTTTTATTTTTTTAAATTTTAGATAATTTTTATTTTTAAAATTTAAAATTATTATTTACCATTATTTCTAAATATTATATTTTTTTCTTTTCAAATAATATAAATGAACAATTTATTTGACATGAATGAATTGATAAAACGTGTTATTAAATATCTTATTGAAGGTTTAATGGTAGCTATCGCTGCATTTGCCATACCAAAACGCTCTTTAAATATTGAAGAGATAATTTCGCTCGCATTAACTAGTGCAGCAACTTTTGCGATTTTAGATACTTACTTACCCTCAATGGGTGTATCTGTTAAGCAAGGTGCAGCCGCTGGTATTGGATTCAACTTAGTAAAATTTCCAGGTGGATTTTAAATATGTATGAGTTAAATTAATATTAAATTATTTATTTTAAATAATTTAATATTTAAAATAAAAATTAAAAAATATTTTGAATTAATTTATCAATAATTACATAACACAATGGAATGAATTAATTACGATTATAATCTACTTTAAAAATATAAAAATGAAATTAAATTTACATGGACTATGAGAAAACCTAAATATGTTTTTGAAAAATAAAGAGCTGTGAAAGAATTAGAATATAAATGTGAAATTTGGATATATGATAAAGATGAAACTTTACTTAAAACCATATTCAATAAAAAATAAAAAATAAAAAATAAAAAATAAAAAATAAAAAATAAAAAAATAAAAAATAAAAAAATAAAAAATAAAAAATAAAAAATAAAAAATAAATAAAAAATAATAAATAAAAAATAAAAAATAAAAAATAAAAAATAAAAAATAAAAAATAAAAAATAAAAAATAAAAAATAAAAAATAAAAAATAAAAAATAAAAAATAAAAAATAAAAAATAAAAAAATAAAAAATTTTATTTCAATTCAGAAAATTTTTTTTTAATTTTGGACATTTTTAAAAATGTCTCTTTTTCAAAAATATTTTAAACTATTGGAAAAACACTAAAAAAATAACACTCTTATCATAATGGTTATATTAATATTTTTCAATTACAAAAGTTGTTACCAAACGTTTTTTAAAACTTTACAAAAATGTCTGAGAGAAATGTTGACAAAATGATGACAAAAAACTCTCAAGATTTTCAATAATTCTTTTATTACGATACATGATAATAAATATATGAGACATTTTTTCAAGTTATGGTGTGAGAGTTTTTGTCATCATTTGTCATCATTTCTCTCAATACCTTAATTATTAGCATAATTAACAAAATATTATATTTTTTATTGCTAGAATAAAAAATATAAATCTTAAACGGTTGGAATAGCTTCCCAATTATTAATGTGACATATTTGTCTCCATAAATTATCTTGTTCTATTAATTTAACACGATCTTTTAACATTGGTATATTTGGCAAATATTGCATTTCATCTAATAATTCTAATAATTTATACAAAACAAAATGATAATTTAAAAAATTTACACGTGTATAAGGACATACTTGAGCATATGGAACTAATATTTCCATAAATAAATTATATAATGTTTCTTCTAATTCTTGACTAAATACAGGAGGAGGCATACCTAATTTATTTTTAATGAAGGCAATATGTTCATAATATTTATTTAGTTCTAATTTTTTAAGAATTTCTTTCATTTTCTTGTAAGTTAATTCGCTCATATCAATTCTTTCTTTTTTAATTTGTTGTTCAATAAGTTCAATATGGTCATTTGGTATTTGTGTAGTTTCCTTTCCTTGAAATTGAGCAATAATTTCTTTAAAATGAGTAATTTTTTTATAAGAATAAAAACACACTTCTTTTGGAGGTTCTTTATAACTAGGTTTTTCATTTTCAATCAAATATGGAATATGTACTGCACAATTATTACATATTAATACTCCTTCATCTTCTAATGGTGTCATTTCACCAATATTACAAATACTACACACATCCATATTTTTTAAATATAAATTCATGTCAATGAAAGATTCGTCAATATTGCTCAAATATTTTTGAACTAAATTTTTAGTATTTATTTCTTCAGTTGTATTACAATCTTGTTCTTTTGGTTGAACTTTGAAAATACTAAATAAAAGTTGATTTTTAGTAGTAATAGGTTTTACATTATTTTCATCAGAATTTTCGATATTTTTTTTATTTTCAAAATATTCGAAAATATATTTGGAATTATTTAAATAATAATTATTTTTCTTTTTTTTTAATTCACTTATAAGTTTATTTATTTCTTTTATTCTATCAGATAATTCCATTTGTTCTTCAATTGTTAATTCTTCATTTGCTAATTTATATTTACACATTAACTTTTCTGCTTTTAAATTAGGAATTGTGTTTGTTTCATCTGAGATAAATTCGTTTACAAATTCAGTGTGTTTACCATCTAATGTTGTCAAATACTTTTTACAAACATTTATTTTTTTATTGGTTTTGGTTTTAAATGCGGGCATTTTTAAATACTTATAATATGAATAGTTTTTTTATTTTATAATTAAACCAATTGAATTATTTATTTATTCTTCCATTAATTATACAAAGAAAATAATTTCTTAAATATCGCAAAATAAAAATTGAATTTAAATATTTTAATTTTATTTTATTTATCAAATATTAATAATAATGGATTACGTTCATATTCTCTCCATTGAAGGAAACATTGGTTCTGGAAAAAGCACAATGTTAAAACATTTAAAAACAAATTTATCATTGTCTGACGATGAATGTAAAATTGTATTCGTAGATGAACCAGTATCTTCATGGGAAAATATTAAAGATTCTGATGGAAAAAATATGATTGAAAAATTTTATGAAAATCAGATGAAATACGCTTTTGCTTTTCAAATGATGGCATTTACTACAAGATTGATATATTTAAAAAATACAATTAATGATGCCATAAAAAATAATGATAATAAAAAAATTATTATTATTACAGAAAGAAGTTTACATACAGATTGTTATGTATTTGCTGAATTATTAAAAAAACAAGGAAATATTGAAGATGTTTGTTTTCAAATTTATATACAAATGTTTAATGAATTTTCATCAAATTATTTAGTTAATACAATTATATACGTAGATACAACTCCCGAAATATGTTACGAAAGAATTATGAAACGTTCAAGATCTGGAGAAGAAATAATAAGTTTAGATTATCTTACACAATGTCATGAAGAACATGAAACATACATTCATACGAAAATGCCAAATACAAATAAACTAGTAATTGATGGAACATTAGACATTTGTAAAAATCCTGAAATATTAGATGAATGGTTAGAAATTGTTACATATTGTATAAATAAAATAAAATAATAAATTAATATTTTTTATTTATATATTATAATGCAACATACATACACACTTAAACCAAAAAAAACACAAAAACTTTATAGAAACGTAAGAAATGAAGATACCATTTTATTTAAAGATTATTCACCTTCTAGTGAAATTATAAAATATAATAGTTTTTTTTTTAGAAGTGATATATTGATTGAATATGTTAAAAAAATAAATACAATTTTTAAAAAAAATGGAAAACAATCTTTATTCAAAGAAAATTATAAATTATATAATATGGATGATATTGTATATCATTTATTAAATAAACCAGGTGTTCGTACTAGAAATTATAATAGAATAATTCAGTCTGATAAATGGCAAACGATAAAAAAATATATTATTAGTTTAATACCATCAGTCTTAAGTAAAATGTGTAGTAAAAATGTAAATAGAGGATATACTAAATCTTCTTTTAATAGAAATATAAAAAAATTAATTTCTGAAGAAGCCTCACATATTTATGATGATGACATAGTTATAATGGCACCAAGAGAAATAGAACATTATATATCTTATGAAAAAATTAAAAAAAAAGTAGAAGAAACCAAAAAAGATGATAGTGATAGTGATAGTGATAGTGATGAAGAAGATTATACATTAAAAAGAATTTATGATATTGATGAAGAATTAGATGAAAATATAGAAGAAAAA